GTCTTGCCGATCAAATGAATGCCCAACCAGCTATTGCTGGACGTTACGGCACTCTTGATCCCAACGAAGCGAAAGCATATACCGACATGTTTGGAAAAGAGATCGGTCCTTTTGCTTACATGTTGGATCAGAAGATGCGTTACGAAAGCGATCCGCAACGCCTTAAAGAACAGCTTGAAGTCCTTGGCCCCTATTTAAAAGATGTTGCACGCGAGAAGCAACGCCTTGGCATGGAGTCCAATATTTTTGCTGGCCTAATGAACTTGCCCAACAAGTGGCAAGAGGCGATGTCTGAAAAGTATCGCTTCTCCGGCCCCATGGTTGACATGATTAAACAAGGCTCTCAACGGAGTATGGCTAATCCCTTCACCCAGCGTCAATATATTAACATTTAACGGCCATGTCTTATTTTACAAACCCTACTTTTGGCATTGGTACCACTGGCGCCTTTGGTGGAATTGGCGACTCTCTGGCTTCTAATCCTTTTGGGGGAGCTAGCCTCAATGTTGGCGGCTTTACAGGATCAACCCCTGGTTATGGCGGCGGGCTTGGCATGAACCAGATGGGAGGCATCTTGGGCCTTGCTAATCTTGGTCTAGGCATGATGGGCCAAAGCAACACTGCACGCTCTTTTGAAGCAATGCAGCAGCTTGGTGGTCAGATGCGTGATCTTGACTTTGGCACCAATCTGTTTGCTCAAAATAAAGATATTTTTGAACAAAAAGATGCTCCCCGCTGGGCCGCTAAATTCAAAGTGAACGATCCTTTCTATCGTCAGTTTGAAACTCGTCAGGCTTTAATGAATCCTGGCCTTGCTGGACGCTATTCCGCTTTTGTTGCATAAATTAAACCCAGTTAAAATTAGACTATTGCAATAGGTTCATTAGATATGGAATTTGATTTAGGAGGGTTGTTTGGAGGCGGTCTTAGCGGCGCAGCATCTGGTTCTGCCTTTGGTCCTATTGGAGCTATCGCCGGTGGATTGCTCGGCGGTATCGGCGGAGGTCTTACCGGCGGGGGGCCACAAGCTTATCAACCAACGCCATTACAAGAAGAGTTGATGGGCTATGGCTTTGATCAGGTCAAGGCATCACCCGAACGGAAAAAAGCAATTAAATCTCAGTTTAAATCTCTTCGCCGAGGTGGAAACAGAGGAGCAGCAGAGGCCTTCCTGGAATCCTATAGAGATCGCTTTTCAAATCCCGCTTTTATTGAAAAAAGTCTAGCAAAAAGTTACGGAAAGCCTATTAACTTTACACGTCCTCGTTTCCAATCTCTTGCGTCTGATATATATTCCCAGCAAGGAATCGGTTTTAGTGATGCTGAGTATCGCGGTTTTGCAGACAAGGCAAAAACTCTTGGTGTGCGGAGCCCGCAAGCCTTTGGTGACATGATTAAACAAGATTTAATTGCGTCTGGCAAAGTAATGACTCCTCAACAGGAAATGCTTTCTTACATGTTCGGGGCTCCCGGACGAGATGCCAGCGGTAGAATTACTAATACATATAAACCCTACGTACCCTTAAGCCAACGCACTGCTTCTTGAGGAATTTAATATGGCAAAAACAAACGCCGAGCTAAAAGCTGCAGTTAAAAAGAAATTAGCAGCTGGCGCATCCGTTGCTGACCTTAAAGGAACAAACGCCTGGAATAAATTAGGAGGTTCAACTGTACGTACACTTGCAAACAAAGTATCTCCTGTTAGTACTGACGTTAGTACTGACACATCCCCCTCTTCTTCGCCACAACAAAATCTTGCTGGTGGATCATCTGCTCCGGCGCCGTCTTATTCGGGTTTTGGCAACCTCTTCCAAGATGTTCTTGCGCCCTTCCAAGCGTCTCTTGCGACGATTGAAGCAGGGGCTACAACACAAAGTGCTACCATCCGCGGCGAAGCGGATAAAGAAGTCGCTCGTGCATATTCTGATGCTCAAAAGTATGCATCAGAACTTAGCCTAGAAGGTTTAAAGTATGGTGCCGATAAAGAATCGGAGTGGCGCCAGGCTCTTGCCAATATTGAAGTAAAAGGCAAGCTGGACTTGCAGCCTATTATCAATGCTGGTTTAGAGCGCGTTGCAGGAATTGAAGCCCAAGCCCAGCGTGATGTCGCTGAAACCACAGGAAGATACAGCCTGGAATCAACCAAAAAACAAACTCAAACTCAAGAAAACATAGGAAAAATGCAGCTCGCTGGCTCTATGTACGGATTACTTTCATCTATTTTTGGCTAATATTGTTAAAATATAGATACACCTTACACGGTTAACAACATGTCTCCTTCCGTACCTGCCAATCAATCTGGGGCTGATGATTATTTTGACATCGCCAAATTTGAGCAGCTTCTCGAGCGTCTTGAGGGCTCCAAGGGGCGCCAGAAACGTCAAGAATCCGTCGAGGGGCGCCGCAACATCTTTGCTCAAGGTCTTGCCAGCATGATGAGCAACTTCTGATTTTTTGTTTAGGTATAAGCAATGACTAGCAGCGTGCCCACAGGTCAGACCGATATTGACGATTGGTTTGATCTAGATAAATATAAGCAAGCTGCAGAAGTAGCTTATAGTTTTTCAAAGAAAAAATTAGAAGACACAGGCGCACAAGAACGTGAAACCATCGGCAAAGGTGCAGAAGAACAACGAACTTCTGCAGAACAGTCCCAGCAGTTCAAGGAAGCTGACGAAGCGCGAGACTACAATCAAGCGCAACGAGCTTATCGATATTGAGTTGTTTGACCAATGGGTAGATGGCTTAAGCTCTTCTGAGCAAGAAGCCTTTACCTCTTTTGCCGAAGACACTTATTCGATAATTGAATGCTACCTCTATGCCAGGTTTCTTGGCTATGGAGGTAGCATTTCCTCCTGTGAATATTGGGTGAAAGAAAACTACCCCAAGCCCGATCATCGAAAGAAACTTCTTTACGAGATCGAGGAAATGCAGGAAGATATTCGCAAGTTACGTGCCGACGTAGATGATGGGATTGTAAAACGTGATGCTGGTGTAGCTCGCATTGCCGGCATGCAAAAAGAGCTCCGTGGAACAATTGCCCAGATTGAGCAATTTACTTCCAACCGTGATCGCAAGGGTCTTTTAATGGCTGGAGCGGATAGAGCCATCAGGGAACTTCTTACTGTGTTCAAAGATGACCCAATTGAGTATCCCCTGGAGGAAGCCTCGATGAGTGTTTGGGCAAAAATGCAATATGAAGATAGTTGATTTAAAGTAAAAACATGAATTCATCTCCCCAAGCTCAATCTGCTCCTGACGCCAGACTTGCTGGCGGAATGATGAATATTGTTCAGCAGTTACAGAAGAACCGCTTAGGTGGCGCCCGCCAATTACAAGGCGCTCCTATCGGCGGCGAGGCACAAGCCAACCCCGAGAATTTCCAAGCTTTATTGAACCAAGTATCTCCAGATGCCCAAGAACAAAATGCCACCCGAACTCCTCGAACATTTCAAGAGGAAGGAGGCGACGAAAAAGGACGGCAGCGAGATGACGGACAAGGAGAAGAGGAAAGCGGCCTTAGAAAAGGCAAAAAAATACAAGAAGCAGAAAGAGAGCAGCAAAGACCAGGAATGAGGTAGTATTCAGTAATACTCTGAATAATATTTACTGTGCCTGCTTATCAACATTTGGCTTATCGGCGCAACGCGCAGGCTGCCGCACGCAGGCAACAAATTAGGACACCACGAAATCTTGAATCCCTGGAAAAAGCCAGAGAAGATTTTGGTTTCTTTTGTGGTTATGTAGCGGATAAACCACCTGCATTGCACCATAAAGAATGGCACCGTCACTTTGTTACTAACGAAAACAGTAACTGCTTAGTAAAAATTGCCGGACCCAATGTTGACCTCCTGGCCCCCAGGGGATCGGCAAAATCTACCGTCCTAGGTTTATTCACTGCCTGGGCAATTGGTGTACATACTGCAGCAAAAATGCCCTTGCAGATTTTGTACTTGTCTTATACGGTTGATATTGCACGTTCTAAATCGGCCACTATTAAAAGAATCATTGAGAGCAAGCGCTATCAAGAAGTTTTTCCAACGGTTCGTCTTTTAAAAAATGTCACCAGCAATGAATATTGGTCTATTGATCATAAATTTGCAGGCATTGACACTACAGGCGAAGAACAATTTACGCTTTGCGCTGCCGGTCTAAAAGGTTCGGTGACTTCTAAACGCTCGCATCTTGTCATCATTGATGACGCCATCAAATCCGCCGCTGACATTTCAAATCCTGACATTCGCAAACAAATGCAGGACAACTGGAATGCTGTTATTGCGCCAACAATGTTTGAGGGTGGACGAGCAATTTGCCTTGGAACCAGGTTCCGACATGATGATATCCACTCAACAACTTTTAATCCACAAAATAATTGGCTGCAGATTGTTTTGTCTGCCATCCTTAATGATCCCAAGACCGGGGATGAAGTGTCTTATTGGCCCGATATGTGGTCTTTGGACTATTTAAAAGAAAAGAAAAGACAAGCCCCGATTGC